TCAAGCGACTGGCGCAGATCGAGCAGCAGATCAACGACTTGGGCTTGGCGGCAGTGCTAGGCCAGAAGCTGTCAGCCGAGACAGCCGAGGCCAAGAGGATTGACCGCAGCCAAGGCGACTCGACGATGATGGCGATCGCCCAGCAGATGCAAGATATGGTCGACAACTGCCTGCGATTCCATGCGGAATTCCTGCAGGACACGCAACCTGGCAGCAGCTATATCAACCGTGATTTCCTGGGACAGAGGCTCGAAGCACCTGACGTGGCGGCACTGCTGCAGCTGTACACAGCGGGGACTATCACGCAGAAGACGTTGCTGGATCGGCTCGCTGATGGCGAGATCCTGGGTGATGAGTTCGAAGTCGAGGAAGAACTAGAAGCCACGCAGCTTGACGGGCTGGCAGCAGAGCCTGATGCACCGCAGGTGACGCCAGGCCAAGATGATACTGTTCTGCCCGAGTGATGACTAGTGAGCACGCCGACTGTTCTGTTCCGTAATGCCATCGACCTGAATAGGTACAGCAACAACGTATCTAGGCGTCTGGTCGAGTCTTACAACCGCATCATCCTTGAATCGCTGCGCGAGTTGGACGTGCTGGGTGCCGAGAACCCGACCTACAGGGCAGTGCGGCTGCGGTCGATATTAGCACAACTCAAAGAATCGCTCGATGGATGGTCAGCTGAGAGCCTCGGCCGGCTGGCTGAAGAACTGACCGGACTAGCCGAGATCCAATCGACACAGGCTGCTGCCAATCTGCGGAATGCGCTGCCACGAGGCATGCGCGATGCGATCAACACGGTAGAGATCAGCCCGCAATTTGCGCAGTCTGTTGTGATGACAGACCCACTCGACACTGGCGTGGCAGTATTAAGTGATGAATTGCGAGATGTCCCTGCTGCTTTTGGCCTGACCGCTCGACAAGGTGCCGTAATCACGTTGCCTGGTGGTGGTGTGGTGCGCAAAGCATTTCGAGGCTTAGCAGAACAAAATGCTGCCAGATACGGGCAGATCATCCGCGACGGATTGCTGACTGGCGAGACTACTGATCAGATCGTCAGGCGGCTAGCGGGTACACTGCGATTCGGCCAACGAGCAAGATCTGCGCGCCAGCTAGCGCAGGCAGGCGGGCAGGTGACCAGTTTGGCGAATCGGCAGGTAATGGCGCTGGTGCGTACGACTATTAATCAGGTGTCTACTGCTGCAAGCCGTGCCACCTATGAGGCTAACCGCAATGTGACATCAAAATATCAGTATGTCGCAACGCTTGATAGCCGCACGTCACCAATCTGCCGTGAGCTTGATGGTCAGGAGTTCCCATACGGCGACGGTCCGACGCCACCGCAGCACTTCAACTGCAGATCCACCATCGTGCCGGTCATAGATTTTGAGGCGCTGGGGCTGCCTAAGCCGCCTGAAGGCATGCGAGCCAGTGCCAAGGGCCAAGTGCCGGCCGACATGACGTACGGCGAGTGGATCTACAGCATACGCAACACAGATGAAGGCCGGGAAGAGATCAAAGCGGCATTCAAGACCAAAGCGCCGTATTTCATACACATGGCCAAGAAATTCGGGCCGAACCAGGCGATGCGTAAATTCCTAAGAGATGACGGGTCCGAGGTAACATTGGATGTACTTCGCAGACGGTACCCCAGTGTCTGAGCTGCACTCAAAATACAGATTCACGCCACAAGGCGAAGCAGCACCTTCTTGCCCGCCAACCAAACCGGCAGCCAAGAAGAAGGCAGTCAAGAAAACCACTACCGAGGACGAGTGATGCCTGGACATTACGGCCACAGCAAGCCCAAGAAAAAGGGCATGGGCAACAAGACTGCCAAGAAAAAGCCAATCAAGAAAAAATGAAAAAGGGCACCCGAGTTAGCTGGATGTACCAGGGCAAGCACACCTTTGGTGTCGTGACAGGCTCGGGTGGGAAACGCGCCAGCATCAAGACCAAATCGGGCGGCACCGTCACGCGTGTGGGCTCTGATGAAGATCCGGTGATCCGCATCAAGTCAGAGTCTACCGGTAATGCCGTTCTGAAAAAGAAATCAGAGCTACGTACTGCACCGAAGCGCAAATGACTGTTGAAAGAGCAGGCGAGCGTTTCGAGGACTTCAACGTACCCAAGCGCACACCAGGCCACCCAACCAAGTCGCATGCTGTATTGGCCAAGGTCGGCAAGCAGACCAAACTGATCCGCTTTGGGCAGCAGGGTGTCAGTGGCTCGCCAAAAAGAGAAGGCGAGTCCAAGGCCAGCAAGACACGCCGCGAGTCGTTTAAGGCACGGCATGCACGTAACATTGCGAAAGGCAAGCTATCGGCTGCATACTGGGCTAACAAAGTAAAGTGGTGATGTAATCAACCCTGCGGGTGATCCATGGCCGAAGAACAGATCCAAGAGGCTGCGCCGACTGGTGACGCTCCTGATGTAGACGGACTCAAAAACAGCATTTCAGCACTTGAGAAAAAGAACAGCGAGCTGATCGCTGAACTGAGGGCTGCCAAAGCAAAATCGCCAAAGCTGCCTGAAGGTGTAAACGTTGACGAGCTGCTGGAATTTAAGCGCAAGACCGAACAGGCTGAGCTCGAATCACAGGGCAAATATACAGAGGCGCGACAGGCCCTAGAACAGCAATTCCGGGATGCTACCGCCGAAAAGGATCAACGCATTTCTGAGTTAGAAGCCCGAGTGCGTGAGCTCGAATTGATCACGCCTGCGGTCAGTGCATTGGCGGATGTAGTCCACGATCCGGACATGATTCTTAAAACCAAACTCAACAGTGGTCAGATTGAACGCGAATCTGACGGATCTGTGGTGGTGGTTGATGGCTATCAGCGAACACCCGTGGCTGAGTGGGCAAAAACACTGCCTTCATGGATGCAGAAGGCACCCCAACCACAAGGCGGTGGTGCACCAGTGGGCAGAGTTAGCAGCGATATTCCGCCAGGCACTAAAAATCCATTCGAACAAGGTCCAAACTACAATCTCACCGAGCAGTCACGACTATTTAGGACTGATCGAGCGCTTTACGATCGATTGAAAGCTGCTGCTGGGCGCTAAAGTGTGTACGAACGTTTGATACGGTTGCGCCGTTCAAACTAGGGCTGCGCCCACACCGTAAACATCTTTATTGAGGATCTGTCATGGCGACTCTTCGCTCTGACATCATCATCCCCGAGGTATTTACGCCTTACGTCATTGAGCAAACCACTCAGCGTGATGCCTTCCTGGCTAGCGGTGTGGTGCAGCCGATGGCGGAGCTAAATGCTGCCGAGGATGGTGGTGATTTTATCCAAGTACCTTTCTACAAGGCCAACCTGTCAGGCGATTTTGAGCGTCTGACTGATAGCTCTTCACTGACTCCAGGCAAGATCACCGCAGACAAGCAGGTTGCTGCTGTCCTGCATCGTGGTCGTGCGTTCGAGTCTCGTGACTTGGCTGCACTCGCCGCCGGCTCTGATCCGATGGCTGCTATCGGCAACAAGATTGCTGATTACATCGCCAACCAGCGTCAGAAGGATCTACTGTCCTGCCTGGCCGGTGTGTTCGGCGCCGTTGGTGACACCAGCTCTGCTGCTTATGCAGGTCTTGCAGTTGATGGCACCACTGGTGACACCCCGACTGATCTTGGCCCCCGTCAAATCGTTGTTGGCAAGTCTCTCCTTGGTGATCAAGGTGAAAAGCTTGCTGCCATCTGCGTTCACCCGAACGTTTATTACGACTTGATGGAGCGCAAAGCCATTGACTTCATCTATGATGACTCTGGCATTGCTGACACTGCTGCAAGCCAAGGTTCAACTGCACCTGCTTTTGGTGATGTTCGTGTTCCTACCTTCATGGGAATGCGCGTAATTGTGTCTGCTGATGTGCAGACCGCTGGCTCCGGTTCTTCTACCGAATACGCCAGCTACATGTTCACGCAAGGGGCTATCGGCTCTGGAGAACAGCTCGGGCTGCAAACAGAGACTGATCGTGACATCTTAGCGAAGTCGGACGCAATGTCTATTGACCTTCACTATGTATATCACCCGGTAGGGTCTAAGTTCAGCACTTCCGTTGCTAACCCAACTCGGGCGCAACTGGAGACTGTTGGCAACTGGACCAAGGTGTTCGAGACCAACAACATTGGTATCGTGCGGATTACTACCACTTCTGGAATCGACTGAGGAGGTAACTAACCATGGCATCCATTTTTGAGGCGACAGCGGGCAAGCTGATTGGCCCGACCACTGGCGGCACTGTGACCCAGGCCACCAGCAAGAGCACCGGCGTGACGCTTAATGCGGCATCCGGTCAGATCACCATGAACGGCGCAAGCCTAGCTGGTGGTGCTGAGGTCACCTTTACGGTGACCAATAGTGAAATCGCAGCTACTGATGTTGTTGTGGTCAACCACAGCTCTGCCGGTACTGCTGGCTCCTATCTCGTTCAAGCCAACAGCATTGCTGCTGGTTCGTTCGCGATCACCGTGGCAAACGTTGGCTCTACTGCTAGCGAAGCCATTGTGCTGAGCTTTGTGGCTCTGAAGGGCGCTAGCTCCTGATGGGTCTCTTCGCCTTTAGGCGGATGAAGGAACGTGAGGCTGCTGCACAA